TTGACCGGCGAGCTCGGCGAGCCGGCGACCACCGGCAGGATGAAATAGCGCGTCGCGAACGGCCAGGGGACATCGCGGAGCGTCGTGTCCACGTCGGTCTGGATATGCAGCCGCGCATGCACGGCTTCGATCGAGAGCTCGGTTTTGATGGCCGCGATCTGCTTGCTGATGCCGAGCCGCGCGAGCGCCTGATTCGCGATCAACTGCGTGAAGTCTTTACACAGCAGGTCGGTACCCGGGAGATCCGTCCCGTCATCGAGGTCGGGATCGGTTGGCAGCGGCACAATCGTGCCCGGCGCCGCCGGCGGGACGTAGCCAGGGATCAACGTCGGATCGTTGACGTCCGGTGTCGTGCCCGGCAGGCTCGCCGCCTCGACCGGCATGAATTCACCGTTGATCGACCATCCTCCGTTGCCGGCCGTCGCCGAACCCATGAGCACGAAGTAGGTGTAAACAATCCCGTTCGTGTTCAGGCTCGAGCCGACGCTCATGCCATCGATCGCGCCGGCGGTAATCCCGGTCGTGATGTCGGTCCCCGCGCCCTGCGTCGAGTTGACACCCGTGTGCGACGGATCGCGCCAGACGCCGTTGCCGGTCTCGCCGAAGACGAGCGCGAATACGGGCCGCAAGCCGCTCGATGGCGCAAAGGACACCGCGCGCGAGGCGCTGCCGTCCCCGGTCCACGTCCCGATCGCCACGACACCCGGTTGCCCGGCGTCGTTGTTGCCGTCCGCGCGCCGCCAGAGCGAAAGCGGGATCGCCGCCGCACCGAGCGTGTGTACGCCGGTGTCGGTCGAGACGCTGCCCGCGCCGAGCGCGAGGCCGGTCGTGATCGCGCCGCCGCCGTAGTGCGCGATCTTGTTCGCCGCGTTGCCGGCATGCTTCGCATATAAGCGATTCGTGGTCGAGCCAATCAGTTCGATCCACGCGAAGGCCCACTCCGGCGTGAAGCCGGCATCGACGAGCTTGTTGACGATGAGGGGTTCGGCGCTTCGATGCGAGACGGTCGTGTTGAGACAGAACCGCCCGGCGGGGTCCATCACGGCGATGTACTGATAGGTCACGCCGATCGCATTGATTTGGGCCTCGGTGCCGGCAATCCGTAGCAGGTACTGCTGCTGCTGCTGCTCGTTCACGCTGCCGGTGAAACTGAGATCCTCGAGCCCGTGCACCAGGCGCGGGTTGAGCTGCTGCTCGAAGGCCCGGTGTGAGGCCAACATCGTCGACCACCACTGAAACCCACCCGCGCCGCCCGTGAGCGGGCGCACGAAGAAGAAATGGACCGGTGCGCGGAACGCGAGGTCCTGGCCCGTGTTGTTGCCGACGTAGGTCCCCGCGACGACGATGTAGGGCGCAATCGGTGGCGCGTTCGGAGAATCCAGCGCCCACGGCGAATGCGGATACGCGGCGTTGTGCTGCCCTTTCGGCGTCGGCCAGATGATCGCGTCGGCGATCGCTTGGTCTGCGGTCGTATTCGGCCGCGGATGATCCTCTTTGCCCCACTCGCCGATGAGTTCGACCTGCGCCATGAGCGAGGCGACGTAGGCGGCCGTCGTATCCGCGCCTTTCGTGTGCCGGAGCTCGATGGGCGTGAGGTCCGCGAACGCGGCCGCCGTGCCGACCTGTCCGAAGATCGCCGCGTTCGCGCCGCCGGCGGTCGAACCGGTCGCGCTCTGTGTGATGTTCGTGGTCGTCGTGGAGCCGTTGAGCGTGACGCCGATACTGCCGCTCGTCGTGCCGCGGCTCGAGCGCAACATGACCATAAGCGCGGCGACGCCCAACTTGCCGGGATCGGCGTCAATGACGTCGGCGTCATCGCTGTCGATCGCGAGGAGCGCGGCCGAGGTCGTCGTCGTCAGCGTCGCCGGCACGGCCGCCAGGTCGAAGGTTTCCTGCGCGAGCGTGCGATAGTCGCCGGTCCAGGCGGCGTTATGGTTCGCGCTGAACTGCTTCGCGCGCAGGCAGACGACTTTCGAGCCACTGAGGAAGTCTTTGCCGTTGCCGTACTCGACGCGCGCGCCGGCGTCCACGAGATACGGGATGTCGGCGCAGATCCAATCGTCGATGTCGAGCTCGAGGTCGGTGACGCCGGACTGCGGGTTGCCCATGTCGCTGAGGTCGTGCCCCGTCGACAGCACCAAGCCGGGGCACCCGGCCGCGCTCTGAAACACGGGCCGGTTGTCGATCCAGACCGCCGCGGTCGCGATCAATTTGCCGGGGACCGTCAGCGCCGTCGCATAGCGGAAGATGATGTCGACCTTGTGCCAGGCTTTCGGATTCGTGACCGGATCCCACTCCGTGATGTAGGTCGAATCCGTCATCGTCGCGAGCAGCGTGTAACTGACGTTGTCGAACGAGAACAGTGCGAGCTGCCCGCTCGTCGTGATGCCCATCGCGAGGCCGGGCGAGGTCGCATCGCCCAGCACGCCGCGGCAGCGCCAGAAGAGCACCGTGCCCGTCGTCGGTTTGCGTCGCAGCCGCAGATAGAACCGTTCCCACGATCGATTGCGATTGACGATGCCGCCGACCGTCGTCGCCGGGTTGTAGCCGGCCGCGTCGCCGAGTTTCAAGGAATAGAGTTGATTGTTCGGCCCGCGGATCGCGAGGCCGTACCCGCCGACGTGCCGCGCCGCGTCGCGACAGATCACGAGCCCGCTCGCCGTGCCCGAGGCCGCCGTTGGCTGGATGCCCGGCGTCTCGAAGCCCTCGACCCACCGCCGCAGACTGATCGGCCCTTGCGTGACGCCGGCGTCGACCGGCACTCCGTTGGACGCGAGTCGGAATTGCCCGAGCCAGATGTAGGTCGTCGTCGTGCCGCCGAAGATCCAGAACCCGCCGCTCTTGCGGTTGAACTGCACGACGTCGAGCGGAAACACGCCGCCCTTCGTGTTGGCGCCGCTCCAGGGCGTCCAGCTATACGGCGCGCCCGTCTGCGGATCGTCGTACCCGCGCCACGGCGCCGCGTAGGTGGTCGCCGCCGTCAGCGGCGCGACCATCACGCCGTAGGGATGCGCCGCCTGCTGGGCCTTCACCTCGGCTGGGTCCTTCAGCACGATGTAGAAGGTCAGCCACTCGGTTTTATGCGCCATCGTCTGACATCAACAAAATCGTTGATTGGTCTCAAGATTTTCCGCGCGGCGTTCAGACTCACCCGTCCGGCCCCGCCGTTAGGGTTGAGCAAGACCCCCTCGCTCTTCCAGCCCCGTCAGCGGCAGACGGTCAGCGAGCGCCGCGCGGAAAACTCGTTACTCGAGCACGTCCTGATCGCCAGTCGCCGGCTTCGGGCTTTCCTCGGTTTTGGCGCCGGCACCTTCGACCGCGCTGCCGGTCGTGTCAACACTCTCCTCAGTCGTCGCGCCCCGTCGCATGCCGCGGATGTCCTCATGCTGCTGCCGTAACGCCTCCGCGAGCATCGTCGTGTGCTCCGGCGTGTCATCGGCGACGACACGCATCCACCGCTCGGAGAACTCCTCCGGCGATCGAATCCAGAACACATCGCCCGGCCGTCGGCGCGTATCTTCGTAGTACCCGAGTTGCGTCGCTTGGACCTTGACGCGATCCTCGGCGTGTCGCGCCGGCGGGCGCACGTCCGGCTCGAGCAGATTGATCCGCGCGGCCGAGGTCACGGCCGGCCGTGGTGTCGGATTCGGCGCCGCGACACTGACGCTCGGCGCCGCGTTGCGCGCGGCATTGACGGCATCCTCGCGCGACACTTTCTCTTGTTTGGCAACCGCGTCGCGGCGCTGTTGCTGGCGACGCGCCTGGTTCTGCGCCTGCTCGTCGGTCGTCGTGATCGTGTCCTGCACTTCGCGCGTGGTGGCCGGCAGGAACTCGCGCTGCGTCGCGTCGCGCGGGCTCGCTTGCCGCGATTCCGCTTCGCCCGATGCGGACGCGCGTGCGGCCGGTGGCGTGGTGGTGGTCCGCGTCGGCGCGGGTTGCGTACCGGTCGCGGGCCGGGCGCGCGGATCGGCCGGCTTGGTGGTGCGATCGTTGGCTGCCATCGCTCAACTCCTCCTGTCAGGCGATCACGCCTGCTAGTTGCTGTAACCCTTCGCGTAGATCGTCTGATCCTCAACCATCGAGCCAAGGACGAGCGCAGCCGTCACCGTGATCGTCGGCGTCGTGCCGCCGAGCACGTAGTTGAGCCCGATGTAGCGCTGAATCGGCGTCTGCTTCGGGACCGGCACGTAAATCTTGCTGCCGGCCGGCCGGTTCGCCGACGTCAGGGTCACGCTCGAGAGCACCGTCGGCGATGAGAGGTTCGCCGAGGCGCTCGAGATCGCTTGGATGGAGTAGGTTTCGTCCGTCGTCGTGAAATCCGCAGCCACGTCGACGGTGACGAGGAAACCGATCTGTTCGCCGCTCCCAATGCGGCGGGCCACAGCCGGCGCGCCGAGATCAATCGTATTCGTGCTGACGGCGGTCGCGCTGAGCGCTTGCGCGTCGGACACGAGCAACAACGCATCGAAAAACATAGCCCTGCTCTCCTTTAGTGACCGAGGTTCACGAACTCGCGGCTGCCTACGTCACGCGCGCTTCGGTCAGTAGGATCTGATCGACCTTCCGGATCGGAATGCCATCGAAGGCCATCAGCCGTTTGCCGGCGAAGTTCTCGAACGTGAGGCCGCCTCCGTTCGCGACGCTCGTCCGCACTTGCTTGCGGAGCCATCGCGAGACGCGCCGCGACACGTAGAACACCGGACGCCCGAGCCGATTCGGCAGCGCTTCCTCAGCCGCTTCCATCGCGGAGATGAGATCGGGCGGCGTGCCGCCGGCGAGATCCGAGACGTCGATGTTGGCGATCCGCACGACGTAGCGCCAATCGCGCACCGTGATCCCGAGCTTCCACTGATAGCGCTCTTGCAGCGCGCGCATGCGGTTGCCGCCGACGCCGGCCGTCACCTCGACGGTGACCTCGCCGTAGTCTTCGTGAATGAGCCCGGCCTTGCTGCCCTTGGGAAAGATACCGTGCACGGTTTCCTCGCCCCACGCGACGAGCCAAATGCTCGTGTTGTCCGAGCCCGTGCCGCCGGCGTCGATGATGTTGTCGGCGTTAGCCGCGCCGGAGATCGCCGAGTAGCGCGGCGCGAGGCCCGTGAACTCTTCGGGCGCGAGGCCACCGTTCCCATAGACGATCGTCTGCGCGGCTTCCTGATTCATCGCCTCGATGAAGGCGCGCGCTTCGGACAGGCGGAAGGCGCCGATGTTGCCGTTCAGCGTCGCGAGATCCTTGTCGACCTCCGTCCAGGCTTCGAGCATGCCGGCCTGATCGTCGACTTGCGCCGTCTGCGATTTGCTGGGCGGCACGCCCTGATTGATCATGCGCCAGTAGACCGTGGGCAGACCGGTGCGAATCACCGAGCGATGCCCGGTCGGTAGGTTGCCCTGAATGAAGAGCATGTCGTCGAGCATCTCGTTCGATTGACTGAGCAGCTCGACGATCGTCGGAATTTTGCCGTCGGGATCGAGCCGCTTCGCCCAATCGAGTAGCGTCAGCGCGCCCGTCGAGAGCGTCGCGCCGAAGACGGCCAGGAGGAACCAATCGACGCCGTGTGTCGACGACGGGGCAACCGTCGCCGCGTCAACGGCCGTTGAGAACGTCACGACACAGGCCGCGACGCACACGAACCAGACCCATCGCATGATGATCACTCCCTCAGCGGAGCGATCAGCGTTACGTACTCGCGAGCGCCTTGCTGGTCGGGTGATCGTAGAGTTTGCTTGCGGCATCCTCGTTGGTCGCCCCGCCCCCGCCGCTGCGCATCGTCGGCTGATCTTCCGCCATCAGTTTTCCGAGGTCCGCGAGGAAACTCACGACCTCGAGGTTGTTGCCGTAGCCGGACTTCACGAGGATCTTGCGGAGCGCATCGCCGCGCGGCGTGCCTTTCGGGCGGACGCGATCGAGCACCTGCGCCGCGAGGCGCTGCGTCTGCTCGAGTTTGTCGCCGCCGTAGTCGTTATCCGCCTCGACCTGCGCCCGAAACGCCGCGCTCTGCGCGACGAGCGCGTCGGCGTGCTCTTCGAGCCGCGCCTGCGCTTCGTCGTTGGTCCAGCCGTGTTGTTTCGCGACCGTGCTGATCTGCGCGAGGTCGCTCTCATCGAGCCAGGCCTCGGCGCCGGCCGGCAGCTTGAGGTCGTACTTGTCGGGCACCTTCGGCGAGTCTGGTTTTTTCTCGCCGGCCGGCTGCTCGCTTTTCGCCTGCGTGCTGTCGTCCGCTTTCTTCTCCGTCTCGCCAGCGGCCGCGGCCGCGCCGGTCTGCGTGGTGGCAGCGGCGCCCG